AAATATTAAATATGCACAGTTTGAATTAGCTAATGCTTTGGCAAATGATACTGATGCAATTACTGGTAGTACTGGAACTGATGGTAACTTTGAAGAAGTAAAGCTAGGAGATATTCAAGTTAAATACAATACAAAGAGTCAGGGTACGGGTTCTGTTAACAATGTATTTGACGTTTATCCGTGGTTACAAAGTTATTTAGGAGCTTATGTTCTTGGTGGAGCAGGTAGTTTTCAACTTAGGGTGGTCAGAGGATAATGGCAGGTCAACTTGATTCTTTATTAAAGAATGTAGCTAAACAGGTTGTAGCTGACTTAGGAGCTTCGCTTGATACAACTATTACTTATACAAAAAAAGCATCAGGAAGCTATAACACAAGTACAGGTGTCTATACAACAACAGATACTAGCTATAGTTTTGATGCTCCTATTGAATTTATTAGATCAGAAGAAGATTTAGGTAAAGAGATAAGAGAATTTAAAACTTATATAACACCTAATCTTATTGGAGATAATCAACCTGATCTTGATGATGAGATTACATTAACTTACGCAGGGTCAACTAGAGTGGCAAAGATAGTTAATATAAGTACATTACAAGGTGGACAGACTTATTTGTTTACTATTCTTGCGAGGTTCTAATGGCTAAATCAGATCCTAATGCTTTTACCAATAGTATTGCTTCAACAAAAGGGGAATTAAATATCCAATTAAATAATTTAATAAATAGAGTTCTTACAGATTTACCATCAGAAAGTCCTCAATATACTGGTTTTTTTGCTTCCAGTTGGCAAGCTAATACTTACAGACCTTTATCAAATGAAGAAAGAACTTCTCCGTGGACACAAGTTAAAAAAGATAGAGATAATGGTATAAAAACAGCACCAATTATTGAGCCACGTTACCCTCTTGATCGAAAGTTTAAATTTGGAGAAACAGTATTTATAGGTAATAGGGCTGAATATGCAAGGCAAGCATTAGGTTCGCCAAATAGTTCAATTATGACTTATGTGGAAAATTTAAGTCAGGTTGTTGAATTTGTATTTGGTCAAAGTATGGTTCAACCAGATGTAAGAGTAGCTGATAGTCAAGTATTATATCAAGGTGTTCAAGCAGGTAGAACTGCTCCAGCTTTAGGTTCTAAATATAAAAAATTATGAGTTTAGTTAACGCAAGAGCAGCTTTTGAAAAGGCTATTACTGATGCAGTTGCAGCAGCAGATAATACTGTACTTATGATTTATGACAACGTGACTTATACAACTCCTGGAAAAACTAAAAAATTTATAACAACTTCAATTACTTTTACTCAATCAACCATACAAAATCAAGGTGCAGCAGCAGACTATTATTCTGGTGCAATTCAATGCAATATTTATGTTCCAAAAGGTAAAGGCACTTCTGTTTTATCTTCATTAGGAGAAGCTGTAATTGATGGATTAACTTCTATAAATGCTTCTAATTATTCAGATCCATTTTCTTGTTCTCCTAGAGTTGGCGAAGTAAGTGGGATTATTCCTGTTGAAATTGAAGATCGTTCACATTTCTTAGGAATTGTATCTTGTGCTTTTTTTGCTAATAGCTGATATACTTCTAATAGCTATACAATAACATGACTAGAGCAGTTGATCTTCTCAAAAATAAATTTGGTGTAAGCCAACTTTATAAATACGACATCATGGATAATGAAGAAATCCTGTTGACTATTTTTTGGCATCCATTGACCATTGCTGAACGTGAAATGATTCAGAAAAAAAGTGGAACTGAAGATGCAAATGATTTTGCTTTACAATTAATGATTGAAAAAGCATTAGATAAAGATGGTAAAAGATTATTTGCTGATGGAGATAAAGCATCATTAAGAAGAGAAGTTGCTGCTTCTGTTTTACAGGAAATACAACTAGCTATGTTAGAAGCTGGTTCTGATAAGGAGGTTGAAGAGGCAAAAGCCGATTTGAAAAGCTAATCCTGATTGGATGTTTATATACTCATTAGCAAATGAGTTAAAAAAATCTGTTAGTGAATTATGTCAAACTTTAACTCTTGAAGAGATGATAGGTTGGGCTGCTTTTTACGATATAAGAAACGAGGAACAAAAAAAAGAACAAGATAAGACACAAAGAAGAAGCGTTATACCCAAATCGAGGTAGAATAGAATATATGTTTTGCTAATTAGGTCGAAATGGCTATTAAACAGATTGATGTTGTAATAAATACGAGTAGAGGCGAAAAGAATATGAGGCAACTCAATAGAGTTGCACAACAGGTAGAAAAAACTTTTGGAAATATAAATAAGTTAAAAATAAATATAAAAACAGATCCAGCACAGGCAGCATTAAAAAGATTAAACGCACAGATAGAACAGGGTAAACAAATTATTGATAATTTTGGGAAAGCTGGTAGGCTGAATAATTTTGCAGGAAAAATATCAAATATAAAAGAAGAAATGATGCTTGTAAGAAAAGCATTTGAAGATGCAGGAAGGGCTACAGAAAGACAAAGAGCAGCAACAGCTTTATTAGCAGGAAATTTTAAAGCATTAAGATTAGAAGCTACCGCTTTTGCTATGGCAAGTGGAGCAGATACGAAATTAACTATAGGAAGTGTTAGTGCAAGATTAAAAGAAATAGAAAAGTTCCCTAGAACAATTCTTGCTGGTAATGAAGCAATGTCGATGCTCAAGCGTATGCAAGAGATGACGATTGTTGGTTCAGAAGAGTTTTTGAGAATTAGTAAAGCAATAGGAAGGCAGTTAGGAATAAATGCAAATATTCAAAGTCAGGCAGCTAGAGCAGCTAAACCATTTACTGCTGCTACTGCTTTTGTTAGTCAAGAACAGATAAGTGCTTTAGGGGGTGCGACTCTTGTACCACCAAGCAGAAGATTACCAGAAGCAGGTCAAACAAGTAGTAAGTTTTTAACTCCTACAACTCAACAGGTAAGAAGAGCAAGACAACTTACTAGAGAGTCTGAAAAAGTATTAAACAATGAAAAGAAAGTTACAAATGAAGCAAAAAAACAACAATCTATTAGAAGAAAAGAAGCTCAAAGAAGATTAAGAAATATTGGAAGAATTAGAAAACAAAGAAGGCAAGAACAATTCTTAGGAGCAGGTTTTCCATTGTTATTTGGTGGAGGAGCAGGAGCAGTTGGTGGTAGTATCTTAGGTTCTGCACTTGCACCAGCAGGAATGGGTTTTGGTGCTCAAATACTTGGTAGTGCTTTAGGTACTTTATTAGAACGTAATCTTCAACAAATTACTGCTATTGGTAATGCTGCAAGAGAAATTAATTTAGATGCTTTAGAAGAATCTTCCATTGGTGTAAATAGAGAATTAGCTAAAACAGTTACCTTGTTAAAACAACAAGGTCAAACAGAAAAAGCTAGAGAAGCTATACAAAAAGAAATAGCTATGCAAACTGGTGCAGTGCCAGGAACATCTACAGATATAGCAAACAATATTAATTTATTAACTGCTGAATTTCAAAAATTTGGAGCAGTAGCAGCGACATCGTTAGGAATAATTAGTGCTCCATTTATTACTGCTTTAACTGGAATATTACGATTAATTAACGGAATTTTATTTGCATTTAATAGTTTTGCTTCTACTGTTGGTTTTGTTCTGAAAGAAATAACTTTATTGATAGAAAAATTACCTTTTGGTAAAAAAATCATTGAAATGATTAATAAAGATATTGAAAATGCGAATGAAATAGTTACTGGTACTGGTAAAGCATTTGACCAATATATTATAGGTTTAGGAAAAGAAAAAGATATGATAATGCAACGAATTGAATTAGGAGATAAAGAAGCTGCAATAAGACAAAAAATAGCAGAAGCGGTTGAAAAATATGGGGAAGAGAATAGAGATGCTATAGAAAAAGCTGTAAGAGCACTTGCTCAAGCTGAAGAGCAGATGGCTCAAGCGCAAAAATTAAAAGACTTATACAAAAGTATTGGTCAAACAGTAGAAAATGGTTTGGTTAAAGCTATTCAAGGTGCAATAGATGGTACTAAGACTCTTGGTGATGTTGCTCGTAGTGTATTCCGTGAAATACAAACATCACTAATAAGATTCGGTGTAAACGCATTCTTAACAAGTTTATTTCCAGGTTCTAGTTTCTTTAGAGCAAATGGTGGAACTGTTAGCAGAGGTAAAAGTTATATCGTTGGAGAACGTGGTGCGGAAATGTTTGTACCAAATGCAGGTGGTCGTATAGTTCCTAATTCTGATTTAGGTGGTTCAACTAATGTTGTAGTGAATGTAGATGCTTCTGGTTCAAATGTTCAAGGAGATCAACAACGTGGTAAAGAACTTGGTGCTGCTTTATCAGTGGCGATACAATCAGAATTATTAAAACAAAAACGACCAGGAGGCTTACTTGCATAATGGCTACTTTCCCCTCGATAAAACCTACATATGGACAACAAAAAAGTTCTGCTCCCTTAACTAGAACAATCCGTTTTGCTGATGGTTTTGAACACAGAATATTATTTGGATTAGCTGAACATCAAAATCCAAAAGTATATAATTTTACTTTTGAAGTTTCGGAAACGCAAGCAGATGAAATAGAAACTTTCCTTGATGCCCGTGCAAACGATAGTGATAGCTTTAATTTTACCGCACCTGGAGAAGCTACTGCACAAAAATTTGTTTGCGAAAGTTGGTCAAAATCTATACCATATAACAATAGAGCAACAATTCAAACAACATTTAGAGAAGTATTTGAACCATGAGTACTGCTTCTATTATTACTGATCTACAAAAGATCAATCCTTCAGCGATAATTGAACTTTTTACTATTACAACTGATGCTGCATTACATGGATCAGCAGCTACTTATAGATTTCATGCTGGTACAAACAGAGTAGGAAATGGAGATATTATTTGGGCTGGTAATACTTATATAAAAATGCCAATAGAAGCAGAAGGTTTTGCATTTCAAAAAGGGCAATTGCCTAGACCAACTTTAAGAGTAAGTAATGCTCTTGGAACTATTACTGCTATTTTATTAAATGTAAACTCTGTAACTGCTGGTAATGATTTAACAGGTGCAACAGTTACAAGAATTAGAACTTTAGCTAGATATTTAGATTCAATAAATTTTCCAGGAAATACTAATCCTTTAGGAACACCAGATCCTACAGCAGAGTTTCCTCAAGAGATATACAAGATTGATAGGAAATCGGCAGAAAATAGAGAAATAGTTGAATTTGAATTAGCAGCAGTATTTGATCTTGCTGGTATTCGTGCTCCTAAAAGACAATGTACTAGAACAGAATTTCCTTCGATTGGCACGTTTATAGCATGAATTGGAAAGAAGAAGCACTTACTCATGCGAAAGACCAAGACCCAAAAGAATCTTGTGGTCTTTTATTAAATATTCGAGGAAAAGAAAGATATTTTCCTTGTCGTAATCTTTCAATGACAGATCATCAATGTTTTATTATTGATCCAGAAGATTATGTAAAAGCAGATAATACTGGAGAGATAACAGCCGTTGTTCATAGTCATCCTGTAACACCACCTGCACCTAGTCAAGCAGATCAGATTAGTTGTGAGCAAAGTAAACTTCCGTGGCATATTGTTAATCCAAAAACAGAACAATGGGGTTATTGTGAACCATGTGGATATAAACCACCTTTACTTGGCAGACCTTGGGTTTGGGGTGTTACTGATTGCTGGTCTTTGGTAAAAGATTGGTATAAAGAAGAAAAGAATATTGAATTGAAAGATTGGGATAGACCTACAACACCAGAAGAGTTTATTCTTAATCCCTTGTTTGAAACCTGTGCATGGAGAACTGGTTTTAGAGAACTTAGACCAGATGAGAAAATAATGAATGGCGATGCTTTATTAATGTCTATTGGATCTCCTGGTTTAAATCATGTAGCTATTTTTTTAGATGGAGATGTTTTACATCATTTAACCGATAGACTATCTTGTAGAGAGCCTTATTCTCAATGGTTATTGAAATGCACAGGAGGGAGGTATCGTTATGTTGCGTAAACTGAAGCTATATGGTGAGCTTGCAAAATTTGTAGGCCATAAAGAATTTGAAATACAAGTAGATAGTCTCGCAAAAGCAGTAAGTTTCCTTGTTAACAACTTTCCGCAAGTAGAAAAATATATGAATCCTAAATATTATCAGGTAAAAGTTGGTAATTATGCTGTTAATCAAGAAGAGATACACCATCCAATAGGACAAGAAGATATACATTTTATACCTGTAATAGCTGGTGCTGGTGGTAGCGGAGGAAAAATTTTACTAGGTGCTGCATTAATTGGTGCATCATTTTTTTTTCCTGGTGCTGGTCTATTTGGCACTACAAGTTTTTTAGGTTCTAGTGCAGGAGTGGTTGGCATCTCTACTCAAGGTGCTCTTTTTGCAACAAAAATAGGTACAGCTATCAGTGCTCTTGGTGGTGCTTTAGTTTTATCAGGTGTAAGTGATATGTTATTTCCTTTACCTAAACCAAAAGAATTTAAATCAGAACAAGATCCACAGTTATCATTTAGTTTTGCTGGAACTCAAAATACATCACGGGCTGGTACTCCCGTTCCAATAGTTTATGGGGAGATAGTTACAGGTTCAGTTGTCATAAGTGGTGCGATTGATACTCAACAGGTACAAGCATGACCAAACCTAAAATTATCAGAGGATCTGGAGCACCTTCTCCTCCTACCCCACCTCAACCAACCAGAGCACCTGATACTTTACACAGTAGGCAGTTTGCTACTTTTCTTGACCTTATTTCTGAAGGAGAGATTGAAGGTTTTGCTTCTGCATCAAAAGAAGGCAGAACGCAGGGAACTGCTGCATATAATAATGCTGCATTGAAAGATGTATTTCTTAACGATACTCCTGTTTTAAAATCAACTGCTGATTCAACTAATCCAGCTACAACTGACTTTAATTTTCAAGATGTAACATTTAATCCTAGATTTGGAACATCAGGTCAGACAAAAGTTGAAGGCATTGAAAGTAGTTCTTCTGTTACAGCAGTAGGTATTACTGTTACTCAATCATCTCCTGTTACAAGACAGATAACAAATTCAAATGTTGATGCAGTAAATGTAACTATAACCTTTCCACAATTACAAAGAGCAACAGATCAAGGAGACTTATTAGGCTCTTCTGTTGAATTAAAAATAGCAGTTCAATATAATTCTGGTGGTTTTACTGATGTTATTGATGATACTATTACAGGTCGAACTGCTGATGCGTACCAAAGAGATTACAGGGTAAATCTTACAGGTGCTTTTCCTGTTGATATCAGAGTTACCAGAGTAACCGCAGATAGCTCAACTTCAAGTCTTATTGATGCTTTTACATGGACAAGTTTTGGAGAGATTATTGATGATGCCTCAACTTATGCTAATAGTGCTTATGCTTCTCTCAGATTGGACTCCATGCAGTTTCAATCAATACCAACAAGAAAATATCGTATTAGAGGAATAAAAGTAAGGATTCCTGGTGCTGGTGCTAATAGTTCTGGAACTCCAACTGTTGATGCTAATACTGGTCGAATAATTTATCCAGACGGATATATCTTTAATGGTGTCATGGGTGCTGCTCAATGGTGCTCATGCCCTGCGATGGTCTTATTAGACTTACTTTTGGACACACGTTATGGATTTGGAAATCACATAACAGAAAGTTCTCTTGACTTATTCTCTTTTGTTACTGCTAGTAAGTTTGCAAATACATTGGTATCAGATGGATTAGGAGGACAGGAAGCTAGATTTAGTTGTAATGTAAATATTCAATCATCAAGTGAAGCGTTTGATCTGATAAATGAATTAGCAGGTGTTATGAGATGTATGCCAATATGGTCTGCTGGTAGTATTCAACTTGCACAAGATAGTCCAAAAGATGCAAGTTATTTATTTAACCTTGCCAACGTAACTGAAGAAGGATTTAGCTATTCGGGAAGTGGATTAAAAACAAGAAATACTGTAATTTCTGTTTCTTATTTCAATATGGATAGTAGAGAGATAGATTATGAGGTTTATGAAGATACCACCTCAATAGCTAAGTTTGGGGTAATTATTAAACAGGTGAAAGGATTTGCGTGTACATCAAGAGGACAAGCTAGAAGATTAGCAAAAGCTATTTTATTTGCTGAACAAAATGAAAGTGAAGTTGTGGCATTTGCAACTTCTATAGATTCTGGTGTGGTTGTAAGACCTGGTGCTGTTATTGATATTGCTGATCCTGTCCGTTCTGGTGTTCGTAGAGGAGGAAGAGTTACTGCTGCAACAACAACTGAAATAACTGTAGATGATACTGCTGCGACAGATTTACCTACATCAAATAATCCAACATTAAGTGTAGTTTTACCAGATGGAACAGTAGAAACAAAAACTGTTCAATCTATATCTGGTGCTGTGATTACAGTTTCTTCTGCTTATTCGCAGACACCTAATGTAAATACAGTTTGGCTTTTACAGAATGATACAGTTCAAGCTCAGAAGTTCAGAGTGATAACAGTAGAGGAATCTGATGGTATAAATTATGCGATTACTGCTTTGTCCTATGTAAATGCTAAATATGCTTTTATCGAGGATGGTGCGAGTTTACCAACAAGAACAGTATCAATATTAAACCTGCCAAAAGATCCTCCATCTGCATTACAGGCTGAAGAAAAAATTGTTGTTATCAATAACCAAGCCGTATCTAAATTAATTCTTAGTTGGCAACCTATTGTCGGTGTTACGCAGTATCAGGTTAACTATAGATTTAATAATGGTAATTTCGTATCTACAACAGTATCTTCTCCTGACTTTGAAATATTCAATAGTGATGTTGGAACGTATGAGTTTCAAGTATTTAGCTATAACACAGCATTACAGACAAGTGCTACCTCTGCTAATTTAACTTTTACAGCACAGGGTAAAACTGCATTACCAGGAAATGTTACTGGATTAACTGCAGAGCCTATTAGTGAAAAATTAGTAAGATTACGTTGGAATTTATCTACTGATGTTGATGTTATTCATGGTGGTCGTGTTTATGTAAGACACTCCACAAAAACTGATGGAAGTGGTACATTTACTAATTCTGTCGATTTGATTGAAGCGTTAGCTGGTAATACAACAACTGCTGAAGTTCCATATCTTGAAGGTGAGTATATTCTTAAGTTCAGAGATGATGGAGATAGATTTAGTCCAGGAGAGACAAGTGTAATCATTGATCTTCCTGACAACCAAGCTCCTTTAATAACACAGACTAGAAGAGAAGATACTGATAGTCCTAAGTTTCAAGGAACAAAGTCTAATATTGATTTTGATGCTGCTACAGGAACTATTAACTTAGCTGGTTCTGGGTTGTTTGATACGATAACTGATTTTGATGCGGTTGGATCATTAGATGACTTTGGTGGTATTGCAAGTTCTGGTACCTATGATTTTGGAGGTGCAGCAGGTAGTACGACTTTAGATTTAGGTGGTGTGTTCAGTCTTGATCTCAAACGTCACTTCCTGACAGAAGGTTTCTATCCATCAGATTTGTTTGATTCGAGAGGTTTGATTGATGATATTACTGACTTTGATGGAGCTACAGCTACAGAGGTCAACGCTGAAATGTTAGTAAGAGTTACGCAAGATAATCCCAGTTCTGGATCTCCTACTTATTCTGACTTTCAGACCTTTGCAAATGGTACTTATAAAGGCAGAGGATTTCAGTTTAGGGCTAAGTTAACAAGTAATGATACTGCACAAGATATAAGAGTTTCGCAGCTAGGCTATACAGCATCTTTACAGAGAAGAACAGAACAGGGTAATCTAACAGCAAGCGGAGCAGGTGCAAAGGCTGTTACTTTCACTCATCCGTTTTTTGTTGGTACTTCTTCTTTGCTTGGAGCAAATTCCAATCTACCCTCTATTGGTATCAATGCTCAGAATATGGTATCAGGAGATTACTTTGAAGTGTCCAGTGTATCTGGAACGGGTTTTACTGTTCACTTTAAAAACTCATCAAATGCTTCGATTGATAGAAATTTCACTTATCAGGCTGTCGGATTTGGTAAAGGAGGGTAGAATGAGTATAATTAAGTCAAAGTTATTTAACTTAAATCTCCCAAAACCCTTGATATAACTGCGATATGGCCGAACATGATTTCATAATCGACAATGGAACGGGAAGTGCCGTGAGATCAGACATCAATAGTGTTTTACAAGCTATTGCGTCTAATAACAGTAAATCTGGTGCGTTAACAACCAACTATGCGTTCCAGTGGCACGTTGATACATCTGATGGACTTTTAAAAATAAGAAATGCAGCAAATAATGGATATGTAACTGTAGGAACAGCAGCTAGTACTAATTTAGGATTAATGCCTCAAGCTGGAGGTACTTTTACAGGAAAGATAACGCATAACTATACGTCTAGTCTGACCATACCATCTGGCACAACGGCTCAGAGAGATGGCAGCCCTGCTGTTGGTATGTTAAGACATAACTCAACTCTTAATCAGTTTGAAGGCTATAACAATGGTGCTTGGGGTGCTATTGGTGGAGGTGCAGGTGCTACTGGTGGTGGTACAGATGAAGTGTTCTTTGAGAATGACCAAACTGCAACAACTTCTTATAGTATTACTGCCAATAAACACGCTCATAGCGTAAGTCCTACAATTAATAACGGAGTCACGATTACCGTGCCTTCTGGTGCAAAATTAGTTATCTTATAGTTATGGCATTAAACATTAACGGCACTACTGGTATTTCTGGAGTTGATGGATCAGCTTCCACACCAGCATTACAGGGAACAGACAGTAATACAGGAATAAATTTTGCATCCGATACTGTCAATATAAATACAGGTGGTGTAACTAGAGCAACTGTTGATAGTTCTGGGTTTTTAGGAGTTGGAACAACAAGTCCTTCAAGTTTTAATGCTGATGGTAGAAATTTAGTAGTTGGTACTGGGTCTGGGGGTCAAGGACTGTCAATATTTAGTGCTAACGATAATTATGGAAATATTTACTTTGCAGATGGAACATCAGATGGTTCATATAACGCAGGTGGTATTCTTTACAACCATAGTTCAAGCTTTATGAGGTTTGATACGGCTGCTGCAGAACGTATGCGTATAGATTCGTCTGGAAGGCTTTTAGTGGGAACCACAACAAATACCATAGGATCTTCAGGTGCAACTATAGTTACTAACTTTGCTGGTAATGCTGATAATGGAATAAAAACCAGAGATAGTGCTAGTCATTCATCAGTTAACCATATGGTTATGATAAGTGGCTCAACAGATATAGGTCAGATTGTTGGTACTACTTCAAGTGTTTCTTATAACTCTGCATCAGATTACAGACTAAAAGAAAATGTAGTTGCTATTTCTGATGGAATTTCAAGATTAAAATCATTAAAGCCATCAAGATTTAATTTTAAAGTTACACCTGATGAAACTGTAGATGGGTTTTTAGCACATGAAGTTATGTCTATTGTTCCACAAGCAGTATCAGGCACTAAAGATGCTGTCGATTCCGATGGCAAACCAATACATCAAAGCATGGATTCTGCAAAACTTGTACCTTTACTTACTGCTGCATTACAGGAAGCTGTTGCTAAAATTGAAGTATTGGAAACAAAAGTCGCTGCATTGGAGGCTGGATAAATGGCAAGTATTAAGCTAAAACATAGCGGTGGAAATGGAGTTATCATAGCTGCTCCGACCAGCAACCCTGCATCAGATAAAACGCTTACATTACCTAGTGATGTTGATGGAACGGTTGTTAGTAAAGATTCATC